TGATAAAGATATTTCTAGGATTTAAAGGAATAATAATAGCAGTAATAGTAGCATTAATTGGTAGATTTATTATTAAGAAATTTAAAGGTGGTTCTACTTCGTATTCTGGAGGAGGAGGCGGAAGTTCATCTTCTGGAAGTGGCGGTTCGTCACACGCGGCATCTGTATCTGCATCTTCTGGGGTATCAGCGTTGACTAGAATGAATGCTGAAAATGTCTTGAAAAGAATGAATATTCCATCAGTAGCTGCAAGAATAAGTCAAACTTTAGGATTAGACGCAGAAGGACTTATGAATAGATTGAAAGCTGATAGAGAAATACAAAAACAAGCAGAGATTATAGTTGAAAGAGTTCTTAAAGATATAAGAGTTGAAGCTGACAATTCAAATACAAGTGCTATTGTATTTCCGGGATATATTAAACCTGAATTTGTTGTAGCGAGATTGAATAAATTCTTAGAAATAGACCAACGTGTCATAGATGGTACATCGTATAATGATATACTTTCTGAAAATCCATACTATGTATTTGGCGATACAAAGAATACAGTAAATGAATTAAATCTTACAAAATTTATTGTCGATTGTATCAGACATTATGATGGAATTGTTGCAGCTGCATACGTATCACAATTAGGAGCTTTGAGTGCTATACATAAAGCTTATTCTGGTGCTACTGATGAAGGGCAAACACAGAAAGACTATTTCTTGGCTGTAATAGACGAAATAAGAAATGAGATACCTGCCGAAACTATGCGTAGTATTGAAGGTATATTATCTACATTAAAATCATATAATGGTGTAGAAAATGTCGATAAATACTTTAGTCCTATATTAAAGAGTATCCCTAATAAAGTTAAACCTAAGTCAGTGAAGACATATAAGAATTTAGCAGAACTACTTACAAATATTTCTAAATCTATAAAACCTACTAAGGACGTTGAAGATTCTCAATTCAAAGTTAAATCTTTAGTTTTTGATAACGATAACGCTTTATGCGGTGTGGATTATGATGGTAAAGCGTTTGAGTATAATTGTGCTTATGAATTTTCTAAAGAGTTTGAAAGTTCACAACCAAATATGAATAAATTAAAAGGGGTTTTGAATAAGTTAGATGATTTGGGTAAACATATTCAAAAGACAATTAATGATGTGAATTTCGACGGGCTTCAAAAGAATAAATGGGAATCTTTAAATATACCGAATACAAAAGAAGTTATAAGTATAGCGGTTAATATGGTTTCTTGTGGTGCACAATCTGTAAACATAATGTCTTATATCTTGAAAAATTCTACAAATCCTATTCATAATGCAATAGTTGAAGACGCTGTTTTCATTGCTACTATGATGTACACTGAGAAAGAACTAGCTAATGTATAACTAAATTTATATCCTCTCCAAATGGAGAGGATATACTTATATTTCAACGGTATTCTCACTTTGCATAAATGCGTTAAATGCAGAGTCTGCTACTATATTGTATATGATGATTCCTAAATCATACATAAGTTCTTCATATACTTTACTTTGTGTATTATTAATAGCTGCTGGTCCCATCATTATAGACTGATTTACTATAGTTAGTATATTTATAGAGAACTCTTGCACTTTCTTTATGAAAGCCTGATGCTTCTTAAGTTCTTCATCTTGCTTAGACATGTCTATCTTATCGAAAGTATCCTTCAGTTTCTTACTATTTTCAGTTAAAACGTTAATTGATTTCTTTAGTCTTTCAGGACTATAACCATCATCATAATTTCCAATAGCATTTTGAGTATATGATAATATCTCTATCCATGTATACTTTTCTTCATTATCATCAAATACAATATCGTATACGGGAACTCCTATAAGCTTTTTATTTTTAACAACTTTCAATGCAGGATTTGATACTTGTTCAGTTTTTAAACTAGCATAGAATTTACTCATATTATTATAAGCATCTATAGATTTAAGTTTAAATTTACAACCATCTAAAACTTGCATAAGCTTTGCTTCGTTATTTGTATCAGCGTTATCCACAAACATGCTCATGTATCTTTTACCTAATTCCCCTACACTGTCTTTTGCTCTCTTTGGTAAGTGGTTAACTGTTTCTTCGACCATTCTCTTGTAATCTGCCTGCAATTCAGGACTATCTCCACCATTTATCATATACATTACATGAAATTGTGATATAAGTGATATTGCTATAAAGCTATCGCAATTTAAGATTACATCTCCAGAAAATTCACCGATAGATTTAGTCTTAGCGTCACTAAATGCAGATTTTCTTAATTTATCATCATATTTAATTCTGTAGAAAGGTTGTTTAGATATAAAGTCTTTATAAGAGTTACCTCTTAATGATACTCCACTTGTTATGCACTTTTCTAGGCATTTAGATAAGAAATCTCCATACTTCTCTTTTGTAGCAAATGCTCCAATATTACGGTCATCTATTCCAAAAGAAATAGCACTCTCTATCATTTCTAAATATTCCTTTGGTGGTTTATCCCATTCTTTTATATCCCAACGCACACTGGTCTTTTTACTTATCTTGATACAATCTTTAATAATCATATCAGAAAATTTATCATATCCATCTACACCACGAATAAACTCAGTAATATTCTTAGTTTTATATTTCTTAGCTTCGTTAAGGATTTTACTACGAAGAGATTTATCTTCAGCAGCTTGTACTCTTTCTACAGTTACATTAGTAGAGCTAGATGAAGATGATGAACCTCCACCACCTCCACCACCAGCTGTATCTATATTATCTTTCTTAAAAGCACCTTTTAATTTCTTAAGTAGCCACATTATAAATAGAAGTCCTGCTCCTAATATTGCAGCTTTAAGTCCAATAATGATTTTCATAAGTAAAAGAATAGCACCAACTATAAATGCTCCTACAGCTTTTACATACGTACTAACTTCAGCATATAGTGTATGTCTTTCTTTAATGTAATGTAGGTCTATAAAGTTATTAGCTTCATATATGGCAAGACTACATTCACAATACTGTCTATATATTTCATTGTGGTTGATATCGTTTTCTGGTTCGTCTATCTTTTCGTGATACTTTTGTGCATCAAGATATAAGTCCATAAAATTCATAATATCACCTCTTAGTCTCCATATTTTTGTCTGAAGATATTACTTAGATCATTTCCTAAAGATTTAAAATCTTGTAATAGCTCCGACTTCTCTTTTTCGACTTCATCACCTAAATCATCTCTTAAAGCTTTATTATTTTCTAATTCTTTTAAAATAAAGTCTTTAGCATAGCAAAGTTTATCCCAATATATAAGCATAGCATTTGCTATATGTACACTTTGGAAAATATATGGTGTTGATACACAAGCATTATCTACTCTTACAGTAAGATTTGTTATATCTGCCATATTCTTTACAGTTGATTTAAGTATAGCTGAAGCGTTACTAATTAAACCTTGAATTACATTATTTGAGCTAACGTGCTTAGCATCTTTTAAATCTTTGTAAGAATTTTTCTTAGCATCATCAAGTTCGTATTCTTCTTTCATTTGAGTCATATCTTTAAGATTCTCTCTTAGTACATTTTTAGCAATTTCTTCAAATTTTAGAGTACCATTAAATCCTCTATCAGATATTACACCTGTCGGAGTAACACTTGCTCCACCCTTTTCTCCTAAAATTTTCATATTATTTATTTTATATCCGGGTTTAATTTCTATAGTTACAAGTCCTACACTTGCTATATTCTTTTCAAGCATTTCACCCTTCAATAAGTTCATATTAGCATCATAAGCTTCAGCTTTAAAATCACTAGAATTTTTGACAGCAGGAATGCTATCAATATCTGCCAAGAAATCTTTCTCATTTATAAGTCCGTGTAGATTTGTTTTACCAAAGCTATACAGATAATATACAGGAGACAAAGCTACGGCATCTTTAACCTTCATACCAAATATCTTATCTTCATCATTTATTTTCCCGATTACGTCACCATGTATTTGCTGAAACATACTCGACCTAGCATTGTTTATAATGTTATTATATAAGTCTTTACAAATATCTAAGGCTTCTGCGTCATTTTTCTTCTTTTCGATATCTTCCATAGCTGCAGCAACATTACCTGAGCATATCATCACATTCTTCACAATTCTGTAGGCTGCGTCCATATACGCTACAAGCCTTTTAATATGCTCAGCTTGGTCCTGTCCGTCAGATGGTTTAGCTATTTCAAATTTAAAGTTCATATTTTTATGAGCTCTAGCGTCTTTTAATACCTTATCTAAATCCGCTCCAGCTTTATTAGAGCTTGTATTATCTAAAGAATCTAATATGTCTTTATTGTCAAATAAATTTAACTTCTTAGCTAGAGTTTTTAGTGCATCCATATTATTTTTGATATTGTTATTTTTATATGTGTCAAGACTAACTTTACTATTTAAAGAGTCTTTTATAAGGTTAGTATCAAGTATTCCTTCTTTACTTACATCATCTTTAGATACTGATTTCGGAGTTTTAATGTAAGCTATAGTTGTATTCATAAGAGTAGTTAGTTCTTTTAAAGAATTCCAAGAACTTGAATCTCCAGTTCCTACGTTACTATTGCTACTAGGAGCATCACTTCTTGTAGAACTTCCTCCACCAGAACCAGCACCACCAGAGTTATTAGCTTTATTCATTTTAAATCCAAAAGGTTTTGCTAGTATTTCTAAGACTTTTCTACATACATTCTTAATGAAATCTATAATAGCTTTCCAGAACTTTTTAAACATAGCCCATATTCTTTTAAAGAATCCTTGTTTAGCTCCGTCGTCATCTGATTCACCGTATAATACAGCGTCGTCATTGAATCCACGAACTAAATCGAAGAATAAGTTGTCTATATAATTTGATGCTACTACAAGCTCAGCTTCGGCGTATGCGAATTCGTCAACTTCAGCTTGATATAGACCATCGTATAAGATTAAATTATCCATTTAATTTCCTCCTTATGTTATTAAATTATTTAACTAAAGGGGTGTTTTTGGGGGTAACGAACACCTTTATAGATATTTCACAAATAAAGGAGGTGTCTTTAGTTGGGTAATTTATACGATAAAACCGTAGACACAACCAATAAACTTCTAGCAAATCAGAATAGGGGTTATTACAAAAATAATATAAGAAGAATGGAATCAAAACCTATCTTCTGTACATATTATAATATATCAAATGCTGACTCTACTGTATCAAAAGGTATGGGACAAGTAAATGATTTTATATCAGAAAAATCTCCTGTAAGATATAGTAAGATTAATAATGTACCAATATATGCCTTTAAAGAATTTAATAGGGAAACTAGAAAGACAGATATTAAAGGAATAACTATAGAGCTTGATAATGAAGGGCTTATACCTTCATCATTTAATCCGCTTACTGGAGACTTCCTTATAATAGCTATACCTTCTGGACCTACTTTATTATTTAAGGTTACAGTGGCTGACCCTACAAATGTACTACAAGACCCACACTATAGACTTAGGTATACATACTATGCCGCTTTAAGTAAAGAACCAGAAAAGTTTACACAACTTGATAAGCAGTGTGTAAATGAGTATGATTTTGTACTTACTAATGTTGGAGACAATAAAGCTTCACTTTTAGATATAGGTACTATAGCATATATAAAAAGATTAGTTGCTGTATTTGGTAAACTTAATAGAGAGTATTTAGAAATTTTCTATGACGATACAAATAACTTACTTCTACATTCACATGTATGTGAGGATAATCCTGAGCATCCTATTGATATGATATACTACTCTCCACTTGTAGTTGAATTTCAAAGAAGACTTCGTCCTATAATGTATGAGTTTACAAAGACTTATTCTCAGGAGCTCATACTGACTCATGAGGATATGACACCTTTTTCTTTTGAAGATTCTATGTATGCCGATTTGATATATGATGATTTAACTTCTTTTTTAGGTTTATTTATGAGATTTAAACCTGAGTATTTCGATGAAGATGGAAAGTATTTAACTCTCATGAAGTGGTTTCCTGCCGATAGGTATATGACTGCTCTTAACATCTATAAGCGTCCTGATACGGTTGTTATGTGCGTTGGACTACCATCTGATAAGACAGCTGAGCATATTATTAAAAACTCAAATAACAAACCGTCAAATGTTAGAAAGTCTGAGATAGATAATTTCAAGAAAGCATTTGAAAAGAAGCTAGACGCCAATAGTTCTATTATTGCACATATTCAAGACATAATAGAAAATCCAAAAGAGATATTGGATATATGCAATGAGATAGTTATAGAAAATACTTTGGAATATTATATGCTTATGCCTATAGTATTATACTTATTAAGAAATGCAATAGAAGGGTCTCAACGTGACCCATCATATTTACTAGATGACGCTATGGAGGTTTAATATGGATTTTATAATGGCTTTTATAACTATTCCTGAAATAGTTCATTGCTTAGATATAGGACTTTATAGAGATAATAAAGATACTATAGCAATAATAGAACATCAGGAAAAAGAACCAGAATATCAATTATAATAAAATTAGGAGGTAAATAATAGATATGAATAATACAAATATGTATCAGTTGCTAATAACTGCAACTAATAAAGAACACAGTAACCTTAAAACGTTTGGTTATGGACTTAGCTATCCTATTCCAATAGTAAATCCTGTATGGGTTGGAATGGACAAAATAATTGCTGCACAAGCAAGTGGTAAACTTGATATAATGATACACAATGTTGACCCACCTGTACTTCTTACACCTGAATTATTTGCGAAGTTCACAGAGCTTGGATATGTTGACGAAGAAGTAGTTGCCGAAACTCCTCATTCTGAAGAAGAGGGAGAAGGAACTCACGAAGGAAACCTTGAAGATAATTCTCATACTGAAGAATCACATGAAACTCATGAAGAAGAAAATCATATTACAGGTGGAATAAGTGAGTCTGAAGTAGTGCCACCTACACCAACTGTACCAGCTACAGAAACTGAAACAGCACCAGCTGCTCCTGAACCTGAACCTGAAGTAGAAGCACCGGCATCAGTTGATTTCAGAGTTAAATTCGTTTCTACTGGAGCTTACAGAGCTGGTAAAAAGTTATTTGAAAATACAGAATCTATAGGATATGAAACTGGTGACCAAGATGTAGCTATACTTGTACAAGTAACTGGTTTAAAAGATACAAACGGAAATATAACTGAAGATAAGATTAAAGTTTTAGCAGGTAACCCATATTCTGCAGATGGATTAAGATTCCCTGTAGAACTTATGATGCAAAATGATAAACCATTCTTCTCTAAAAATTCTAAAGGAATCATTACATATATAGCTGCTTATAGTGTAACTGACTTAAATGGAATTAATAATATGGGTGTAGCATTACAAGTTAATGGAGAACAAGTTGGTTATGCTTCAATATATAAACATGCTGAAGCAAGTGACCATCTATAATAAATAATAATGACAGGAGGGAGTTATAATGTCAAATGGAAAGTCGCCATTCTCGGCTTTAGCAGACCATGTCGGTACTATACTTACAACTCTTTTATCGGCTTCGGTAATCGGTGTTATATCTATCGCTATAACTGTCTATCAACAAGCTATCGAGGTTAATCATATTAATGAATCTATCCACGATATGCACGTTACGTTAGAAGAGTTAAAGCATAGAAGTGTGAGTGCTGATGTTCGTCTATCTGTCATGGAAGACTCAGTTAAAAAACTCCAATCCGATATGGAAGATGTGAAGTACAGAGAGTACAGAAATCTTAAGTAAACTGCATAAAATGGTATAAATAAACATATTTTTAGATGTAAAAAATTAAAAATAAATTAGGAGGTAAATATAAATGGCTTGGGAAAAAATAGGAGAACACTCAATCGGATTCGATATGTTCCATAAACCAAAATTATATGGTGAAGCTGAAGTTGCAGCTGATGCAGCTGATGGTGCAGACGCTGTTGTAACTGCTGATGGTAATTCTGATGTAGATGTTACAGTTGAAGGAGATGAAGCTCCTGCAATAAATGTAGAAATACCTGTAACTGAAGATACAGGAGACATCGAAAAAGTTGAAGTTGCTGTTCAATATGCTGAAAAATGCTCAAGATATGCTGAAAGCTTAATTGAAAGCTTAGAAGCTGGAGCTACTGCTGTTATCCAAGACGGACAAGTTCAAGTAGGAGCTACTGAAATAATGCCTGAATCTGAAGAAAAATCAGATGGGGAAGTTACTTTAGGAGATATGAACGAAAACAGAATTGAACCTGAAGCAACTGTTATCGAATCAGATAACGCTACAATGGATGACTAATAATATCTTGTACTGCCTTCGGGCAGTACATCTTATTTTCTCTTATTTTTAAAAGCAGTATAATAAAGGAGGATGATAGTATGCTTACAGTAAATGAGATGGTAAAATATGCTGTCGATATAATAGATATAGACTTATCTTATGAAGAAGCTAGTAGATATGATTATGATACGCAAGATGAGCTTTTAGATGAAATACACGACATTAAAAGAAAGCTTCTTGATGATTGGTATGAAAGATTTAATGGCAATAAGACTCTTGCACTATTTACACTGAATCACATTTATGATGTGTATTTTGAGCAAGGTGGAGATGACAATGTTTCTATAGAAAAATTTATATGGAATGATAGAGCAAGAGAGCGTAAGGATTTTATGTATGAGTTACAAACAAGGTTACTATCTAATTTAGGTTGGGTATCTTTATAAAGGAGGAATATAATGGATAAAATAAGTTTAGAAGAAATGATAGAATATAGTAAAGAGATTGTGTATTATTATAGAAACAAATACAATCTTTCAAGTGATGAAAAGGACACAATGGCTACTAGAACGCGTGAGATTAAAAGTAAGTTATATGATGATTGGTGCAAAAGATTTGATAGTATAGAACTTGCTAAGTTTTGTCTAAGAGCAATTCTTGCGGATAAAGATGAATGGAGTAGAGATGATGAGATTTACTTAGAGGAGCTATTAAATAAAGATATACATACAAGATATGATATTGTATATGATTTAGAAGCTACTATGCTTTCTATATTACAACTTAGACATACTGATATAAAATACTTTTAAAGGAGAGTTAATATGAAAGATAATGTTAAATATACTGCGAAATGTAAACTGTATTCTGAGACAGATAAAGAGTTTAAGTTTAATGTATTCTTAAATGAAACTGGGGTAATAGCATTCTCACACGGACTTATTGTTTTAGAGGTAACTTACGATAGAATAACAAATAAGCATTCTATTAAATTATACCATCATGAAGATGATAGTTTGCTTGTAAGTTCTGAAGTTGTAGGAACTGTAGGACCTGCTATAGATTACTATATAAAATACTTATTAGCTGGTAATAGAGGAGCTACAGAGGCTTATAGAAACTATATTGATGATATAGAAGAATACTTTATAGCTTGGGTAAATACAAGAATAGAGAGTGTAAATGAAAATGCAACTGTGGTTGATATGATTAATTAAATGTAAATAATGAGGTGGGGGTTGTCCCTACCTCGTTTTTTTTTTTCAATTATATATAATAAACATAGAAGACAAGAGTAAACTTACAAGGGTAAGAGCTCGCTGTCTAAATTTATCAAGAAGACTGGGAGGTCAAAAATGAAAAATTTAAAAGATGTTAAAAGAGCTGCAAAACTTATAGGTATGGACTATGACACTTGGAATGAAATGGTGATAACTGACAAAGTTAGAAAATCTACATTCTATGCTGGATGGAATAATGGCTATTCTGATTCTCAGAAGAAAGTTTTAGAATTGTGTAAAAAGTGGAAAATCAAGCACATCACAGTTTTAAAACCTTACACTATAATCGGTGAATATGG